TTGGGTGCAAATAGGGGTTGCGTTGGATCGGTTGTTGCTATATTAGATACATCCCAGCCCCTGAGGAATCTAGCATGACAGACCAAGATAAAAGCGATGAGGTGAAGTGGTTTGACTCTGAGGGACGAGAAACTACCTTCGTGAAAGGACGCTATTTCAGCTATGTGCAGGATAATCCACTGTATGTGGAAGTTGGCGCACCCAGACTCGATTTCTTGCATCAAGAGGATGGGTCCACCATCGTTATTGAAACTAGGCCGACGAAAGCGGATTAGATCGCACCAAGACCGCTAAGCAATTCATGGCAGATATCCGAGAACAGCAATTCTTTACCGGTTGGCGACGCGCCCCAGCCCGCCATAGCGATCCTTCGTGCAGAGAAGTTCGTCGCATCCGCACCACAAATCCATGCCTCTTGCGACGCGATCGCAGTGGAGGTGACCGATCTATCGGAGCCCAATTGAGCACCATCTTTGAATAGTCTAGAAGCGGCGCTGCTAGTGCGCTGTGCCATGAATAGGCCGATCGAACTTGCGCTCGCAGGGTTAGTGCCGCCTCCGCCATCGTTGACGCTCCACGACGCAAACCCACCCGATAACGGGTTGATGAACGAGCGCGGAGCGGTGACGCTACCAATGTCTGCGGCACCGGCCGCATCGACGTTCGAAAGAGAATATTCAAACATCGCGTAGTTGTTCAGCGTGCCCTGAACGCCATTTACACTTGGCGTGAACTGGGTGCGGCAGCGCGAATTGGTGCCGTTGCCGGCCCAGCCTCGATAAGCAAGGAAGTTCGGCGAGTTGACGGGAATTAGCGTAAAAGCGGCCGGTGCCATTACGTTGAGCGATCCAGCCTGACTATCTGCTAACGCCGTTAGATAAAGCACGTCCCAAATTGAAAACAGCCCGTTGTTCTTTAGTGCACTGATCCAGTTATCAACCAAGAACTTGTCACGGTCAGTCTGCGGGCCGGTCATAGCTGCGAACATCGCGGCGGCTTCAGTATTAGAAATGCTGTAAGCCGGCTTGACGTAGTTCTTCTTTGCGGCGTAGCGCATTGTCGTCGCGTAGGTCTGATATGTCGTATATGACCCATAGAGGAAGAACACCACGGCATCGTCACCATGACCAACCGCACTGAACGGCCGGAAGTGGTGATACGTCTGGTCAGTCGAGATATCGCGTGTCTTTGTAGCTATGTTGGTTGTCTCGTTAAACGACCATTCCGAGATAGTATATTTTGCCGTCGAAGACGCCACCAGACACATATAGATCGTGTCCGTCGTGTTGCCGTCGAAGCAGAGACCACCGGCATAGTGGTTTTCGTTGGCATAGAGCGAGATTTGCCCCGTCGCCAGTCGCGTCTTTAACCACGCTGAGCCAGTCCAACGGGCGTGCCAATATTCAACATCGGTAAAAGCGATATTACGCGCGCCAGTACTGGACGGAAACTTCGCATACAGAACACGCGGCTTCCCATCCGCTCCTAGCTTGATATTCCAATTCCAGCAACGCCCACCTGTCGTATCATCCACCAGTGTACATGACACAGAGGGGTCTAGCGGAAGCGCGTCGAGAATTTCTGTATCGTCAGACTTAAAGTATCGTTCAACACCAGCGATCACCTTCATGTAACAATGGTAGAGAGAAGTCGCGATTTCGTTAGGATGACCATTGGTCAGAAAGAAATCGATACGGTCCACTCCGTTGTCAACTATGTGAACGTATGGCCGCTGCAATGTCACTTGGAAGATAGACGAAAATGTCCACGTCGCAGTACCGGCCTCAACAGACGCCGCCGACGCCTTCATCATCTTCTGCGGCATCGTGTTGGGGGATGAGTTAGACCGATAGAAGTTACGAAGAAAACCGTCCGCGGAAAGCAACGTTGGCTTGGCGTATGAAGTCACGACCCCGCTATCAGATACCGTTACTTCCGTATTGAAAGATTGGGTGTCAGGCAGAGGATTAGTCGAGACGCGGTAATGAAACCCCTCAGTACCAGCCGCATGCTTTGAATAGAATGGCGCTATTCTGCCTCCGGGCAGCACGATAGGGGCCGCGTCGTCGTGGTCGTCTGTTTCCAGCCCTGACTTTAATCGGGTGTTCCAAACAACATCGTTCTGCATCTTGTGCAGGTTGGAGTTACCCGCCGATGAGATAGACCCGACATAGTATGCGCCGCTAGAATAGATGGCGGTCGGCATGTTGAACCATGTTTTGGCTGCATCAGCATTCAGTTGCAGACCGCCAAGGAATGGCGCAATAACTCCTCCAATAGAACAAAGCGATGACGACCAAAGCCCTACTTGCGCGCCGATCACTACCAGCCAACCACAATGTTGGTTGCCGTGGTGCCCGTCGCGAAAATACGCGTAGCGCGAATTGGATGCGGCACGCCAACAGCAAGAACGCCAGACAGAATCGTAACCGTCTCACCGCCTGCAGTTATGATTTTCAAGTCACCCGCAACGCCGATATAGATTGCGCGGGACTCATGCGCCAAATCTGTTGCGTCGTTTGTAGTGACGACAGCTATGTGATTCAGCGGGCCGTCGAGTCCAGTAGAGAGCCCCGCGAAGTCGTCAGTAGAAGCCATAGTTAAATCTCCGCGAAGCCGCGTGTCTCGTAAATGGAAGGCCCTACGGCCGGTGTAATGTTTGAAGTGGCTGCACCGATCGCCATGGCTAACGCCACGACAGGGTCAATTCGGTTCGTTGCCTTGCGCTTTGAAAACCAATAGTTGTCAAAGAGCGGGTCTCGCTCCAACGCCGCGGACATGATTGCTGAAATTATTACAGGGCTGCGCTGGATTCGAATTCGCTTTTCAAAGATTAGCGACTCGAATTCCTTGATAGAACCCGGCATCCACAAACCAAGCGGAGGTTCGGTGCCATTGTCTTTCGCTTCCTGTAACTGCGCATCAGTTGGCTTCGCACGCTTGCGGCCACCTTGCGGGTGCTCTACTTCGTTGAGCTTCAGCCCGATCGCGTCTAGCTCTTCGGTAAGTTTCCGGTAGCCGTATCGATCATAAGCGAGTACCTTAAGAGCATACTCATTATTGAGTGTCGCAAGAGCGGCAGCGATAAAATCCAGACGAATAGCTTTGCCCGGAATGGCATGCAGCCATTCTTGCGTAACCCATACGTCATACGGCGCCTTGTCTCTTAGTGAGCGCTCTTCAAGAGTGTCCTTTGGTGTCCACGCATCAACCCACGCGTCGTACATCATCTTGCCGAAGCCGGGGTGCCCTTCTTCTTGGCAAATGCCGGTTTCGACAATGCACCCGCGGGCCGTCAAATCCTGTGCCGCGGACAAGTCGAGTCCTGCGTACAGGTCTTTGCCTTCGTGAATACTTGGGTCGAAGTCGGCCAACACTTCTTCAAGAGCGGCACGAGACATCCAAGACTCGTCGGCGTCCGTCCACATGCAGAAGTGCAAACGAAGAATGCCGTTGAGGCTGCCCGGGATGGCCTTCGCCTGTCGCACAACGCCCGCGAGATAGCCCCGCGTAATCGTCACATCCAACAGCGGGTTAGCCTTAGCCCAACACAGAGGGTCTTTAAGAGGGTCGTCGTTGCTGTCGAGTGAACAAACAAACGAAAACATGTCGTCGAATGTAACAACGTCGTCTAGATCGTAGACGAACGTTCCTTCTTGATCTGGCGTGCGAGTGCCCGCGGCAGCCTTGATGGCTGTCACGTGCTCTTCATAGCAAACCGTATTCCGATCGGAGCCGGAATTTGTAATCATGATCAAGAGCGGCTGTCGACGAAACTTGAAACCGCGTTCAAGCATTTCGATAACGGCACGACTCGGGTGCTCGTGGATTTCGTCGCACAGCGCCACGTAAGGACGCGGGCCGCTCTTAACCTCGCCAGTGATCGGGCGGAAGAACGAAGCCGTCTTTAGGTCCGCGAGATTCCATTCTTTGCCGGCTCCGCCTGAAGGCGTAAGCCGGGCATTGAGGGCGGGGGATTGAGTGCACATGGCAACGGCATCGCGGAACAGGACCATGGCTTGGTCCTTGTCCTTACCGGCTGCATAGATTTCGGCGCGTGGCTCCCCGTCAGCCAATAGGCAATACATGCCTGTGCCGGCCGCCCACGGAGACTTGCCATTACCCTTGCCTTCCTCGATATAGGCGCGACGAAAGCGCCGCGTGCCGTCTGCCCGCTTCCATCCGAATAGCGAACCGGTCTTGAAAGCCTGCGACGCGTGAAGATGAAACGGATTGCCTTCGAACTGGCCGCCATTTAAGCGCAGCACGTCCGGAAAGAAGTTGATTGCCTTCAGGGCCGCATCTAAGTCCCAAGTGAGTCCGCGCTCGTGGCCGTGCTCTAGGTCTTTGAGATGCCTTCTACACGCGTTGCGGATATGCGGGCCGGCAATGACCTTGCCGTCAACAACCGCGTGCGCCCATTCGGTAACGGGGTCACGCAGTGCCTTAGAAATACTTTTTGCTGGGGTCTTCGTCGCTCTTTTTGCCATCCGGCATCGTCACCTTTGATGCGTCGGAAGGCGTCGCGCCAAGCTGGCCGAGACACTGCCGCAATAGGTTCAATGCCTGAACGCCAACTTCCTCGCCCGCGATCAAGCGGCCAAGGATTTCAGCGGCAATGCCGACGATTGAACGGTGTGATTTGTTGAGCCATGGAAGGTCATCAGAGAGCGTTCGCCACGCTTCAATCTGACTCGCCTTCTTCATCCACTTCGGCGGCTCGCCAAGCGGGCTACTGACTTGCGGCTCTTCGCGCTCTTCAAAGCGCTTCTTGTTAGTGCCGATGTCTTGACCGGTAGCTTTCGCCTTGGCCTTCGGCGTACGAGGCCGGGGCATTGCATTACTTTCTATGCGGCTAGGCTTGCGCCCTTCGCCCAATTATCTACACACCATAATGGCTGTAGATTTGACAATGCCCACGCTTCTTTAAACTGCGGGCAGTCTGGTGTTGAATAATTGAATGAGCACAGCGGACGCTTGTGGTCTATGTGCCACCCGTGGAATCCATAATTGTCCCACGTCATGCCCGGTTCAAATTGTTTTTCAATTGATGCCGAGAATTCTTCGAATGTAAATCCCAATAGATCGAACTTACTACGGCCATTACGAGACCCTTTGGCAAGCTTGCGAGAGAGGCCAGCGCCAATAGCGTTGTCTAGTTTGCCTCGTATCGTCGCATTGTTATCGTTCGCAGCCTTGCGGAGTTGTTCGGCATTGGCTGCATAGTAGCTGCGCCCATATGCTCTGGCCGAGTCGATGTCGGCTACCCGCCTGTCATGCCGATCCTTACCACAGCACTCTTTGCATACGGATCGTCTGCCGTACTTGCCTGTTGAGTGAGTATAGAAGCACTCCAAATCTTTTTCTTGAAGGCAAGTAGTGCAGATTCTATGCAATTTTACCCCCAACATTTGAATTGAGAATTTGCGAATCAAGGCCCATGTCGGTGCTAGCTCCCATGAAGCTGCAGAC